TGACAGTGATTTAAGTTAATGTACTACAATGGTAGTATGCCGCAAGGATTATCCCCCGTATAGCATTTTTACATCTTTGGGGGATTATTCCATTGTAAAAACCCAGAACCATCGGTTACGCAAATGCACCTCGTAAATAGCCGGTACGACTCCATACATATAGTTATGAGGCCGTGGCTTATACTGGTGGACTAGTCTAAACGGCAAAATGGGGTCGTCGTATGTCGTTGCCACCCAAAACTCAGGCCATCCCCAACCATCTGGGTTGGCATTGCTTTCAGCAAGCTGCGGGTGAAGATCTGCCCCCTGCTTTTCGGCAATTTGGTCGCTATAAACATAAAGATCCCCACACCTACCTGTTATAAAGGAGAGGTCTATAATTTCTCGCTTTGTAAGATTTTGCATGATTAATCCTTAGCTGATTGTGTACATTACTACTATTGTAGTATGGCCCAACGATTATAAAGGAACAACCACAAGATAGCTTTTACACGAACATTGAAAGACAGGCATAAAAAAGTCGCGCTTGCTAAACTAACAAACGCGACCGTGTAGTGGCGAAATAGCTGTTAAGACTTAGGAGCCTTAACGGTTGTAGGTTTAACGACCAATTGCACCAAGGACTTGCCGTAGAAAAATTTGCTACGATCCTTTGTGGTATTGGTCCCGTTTAGCAACATGAGGAGCGTATTGCCCTCCCCAATGGTTGCTGTGGACTCTGCTACTTTACCACCAGTAGCCTTGATCGCTACATTTATGTGGTTGAGTCTACGGCTAGCGGTTTTGCCACCTGCGACTGGTTCCCACTTGAGCTTAGAAAATGCCTTGCTCTTGTTGCTGGGTATACCGTCTTTAGGTAGCTGGACTCCAAATAGCCAGCAGCGTAACTGATTAGCACGAGTTGTAGTGCTAGCTGCGAACATACCCGCAATCTTAGCGGTATTGGCCCAATTTTCAGCAGTAATACCTAGTGAGTCAAACAGTGGTGTAGTTTCTACCACCACATTGGCTTGACTGTCTGCTGCATTGTCTTTAACAAATTTTGCTACGCAAGAACCGCTGACCAATTTGTTGCCATTGGTTGCGAAATTCAGGGTAGCCCCGTCGGTAAGGTTTAAAGCCTTTACCAGAGGCTTGGCGGTTACTTTCTGTTTAACCATAGTCGTATACCTTATGTTGGACTATTTTTGCCACTACAAATTCCATGCTAGCACGTACCACATCAGTGGTACAGCACTAGATAGCTTTTGCACGACAGTTGAAAGACAGGCAAAAAGAGGGGGCATTGCTGCCCCCTAAGACACAGGTACTACTTATTCATTTAGTTGCACTTTTTCAGGTAAATCCCTGATAAAGTAACAGTCCAAAGCACCGTGGGCTGAGCAACCATTGTAGGCAAGACGCACTACCCGCTGGTGGAGGTTCTTGTATAATTTTGTATCCCAGTATTTTGTAGTGCAGACCCACACCCCATGATACGTGCCTTTTATACTCACCTTGGCTTGCTCCACAAAGTTAAACTGGTCACTTAGCAAGGCTTCATATAGGCCATCGTCTTTTTCATGGTGTAATTCTGGGTCATAAAATACCCAAAAGTCATTACCCAAAAACTCTTTAAGCAATAACTCTAGCGCAGGTTTTTCCTGCTGCGTATATGCCAACCACTCACGCTCTAAATCATTGTAATGGTAATACGGCAAGTCTTTTGTGTTTAACTTGCCGACGTATGAAGCATAATTTTCTTTAGCTGGTTCTTGCATGGTTAAAACTCCCTAATAAAATAAATGGTTAAGGCTGAGCTAAATGGGCAACCATTGTACGAAACCGCAATGATTTTGGTTTTACCCTGTGTGTATTCATATACAATGTGGTAGACGTCATAGTGTTTAAACTTAGCAATCTGCTTGCCTTGCTTGAGGTCACCTACAAACGCTGCTGCCTTTTTATTTTCATAATTAAGCTCTTGGTCATAAACGTGGTAAGTGCCATCAGGTAGGTAGGTGTTAAGCAAAAACTCTAAACCCTTGTAAATAGGATCTTCTAAATCTGGCTGGTAACTAGGCATTAAAAAATCCTGTATTACCTGCTCCTTACTGCCCTGCTTTAAATCGTGCATGGTTAAAACTCCTGTGTGTGAACTTTTATTGTGTACTACACTTGTAGTATGGGGGCACGACTATCACAACACCACACAAGTTTGCTCTATAGGGGATTATTCAAAAATCAACAATAAACTTTTTCACAAATACAAAATATACAATATCACACTATATTAATATCTTTCCCAATTATCAACTACTTACTAACAATGGATTCATCAAATGTATATTATGGTGATCAACAATTAACCAAGAGTCGGGGACGCGCGATCATTTTTAATGAAAAAAATAAAAGTGTAACTTTTCACTTTTGGTCCTATATAGTAAAGTTCAGGTATGGCATTAGCTAAACGAACTCACAAACCCCACCTAGAAGTTGTGGCAAATCCCCGCACTGAAAAAAAGATTACGCCCAAGCAAGAGGAATTTGTAAGAATCTACTGTTGTGAGGATATAAGCCAGACGGAAGCTGCGGTACGGGCTGGATACTCTAAGAAGTCTGCACATGCCATAGCGTCCCAGCTATTAAACGGTACTAGATATCCCCACGTAGTAGCCAGAGTTTATGAAGTAAAAAAGGAGCTGGCACATAAGTATGAAGTCACATTTGAAAACCACGTAAGAAAATTAGCAGACATAAGGGATCTTGCATTACGTGAAGGGTCATACGCTGCCGCCGTAGCTGCCGAAAAGAACAGAGGGCAGGTGGCTGGTTTATATGTTGAGCGTAAAGAAATCTTGCATGGAAAGATAGATACTATGACTAAGCTAGAAGTGTTGAAGGAAATAAAAAAGCTGCATGAGGAGTACCCTGTACTGAGTGTGGTAACGGAAAGCAACCTAGTGATAGAAGGGGAAGTTGATAAAACCTGAAAGCAAGCTGTGGCGAAAACTGAAGGAAGGCACACGTGAGCAAGATGTGTTTTGGACAAGGTTGGAGTCATGGGCTACTCCTGGAATCCCAGACCTGCATGGCATTGTAGATGGCTACCCTTTTTGGCTAGAACTCAAGCTGCATAAGTTAAAGTCCTTAAATTATATTAATCTAAGTCCGCATCAAATAGCGTGGCAGATAAGATATAGTGGGGAAAATGGATGTGTGTGGAACTTGGTTGAGCATCCTTCCTCAACCACTATAAATATATTTAGAGGGGAAAGGGCCATTGAGATAGGCCCAAAGAGGAAGAGGGAAGGCCCATTGATACCGGACTGGAGCTCATGTGCCCCGTACGATTGGAAGGGAATGATAGCATATATCGTCTCCCATCCACTCCCCAAAAAGAGAGACCAAAAAATGAGAGAGATCGTGTCTACTCACCTCTAGTCGTGTCCCTTCGTATCTAGTCAACTCCCCATAGATCACCGACGACGGTCATTGATCGGTTACGATCGGGGCGGATCACCATGGATCATGGACGATCTAGGGTGTTGTCTTGTCGATTGCATCTAGTGCTTTAGGTGGGATAGTCGCTGTGCGTTAATACATTTGTAGCAATTAACCCAAAAAGGGAGACCAAAGGTATGAGACAACGACTCTATTATACTCTGTTATCACTCGCGTTCATTACGCTCGCTATTAGCTCCGTCATCATCTGGTGGTTGGTGGCAACTATGGTGCTGCTATGGTAATAGCAATTGCCTTTTATATAGTGTTAGTAATACTGTTACTTTAGGTAACACTGCATACTGCAATTAACTACAATAGTAGTGTACTACTATTGTGGTATGTGTATAATGTACTTACTAGCTGGCAATACAGCGGGCTAGTAAAACACAGGTAAATAACCATGCAAAAAGTAAATACACAAAAAGCAATTACAGCCGGTATTACTAACCTTAACAGCAATACCATTTATACATTACCAGCTAGTGGTTTGGCTAATGGTGCAAACATTGCAACATATGCCACTAATAACTGTAACAGTAACCTAAGCCAAATAGCTGTAACACTAACGCCATTTGGTAAAGGTTTAATAAAAGGTTTACCCATACCCGCTAATGGTTTAAGTGGCAACGCTGCTATTATTGCTTACATGCAAGCGTTTAAAAACTTAAACAATGGCATGTTTGCGGTTGGTACTACAGTACGCTGCTACCAATTTTTGTGTTACATGTTGGGTGTTGTGCCTAACAGTAGCAAACGCATTAAAGGCAACAAGTGGGCCAATTTACTGGCCGCTAATGCACTGGCTACACTGGGCGGCACCAATGCCAGTAGTAGCTTAGGGCATATTGGCACAGCGGTTGGGCATACTGGGGGTAAAGTTACAGGTGGCACCATTGGCAATGGCAACACACTGGCCATGTTGCTAAGTGGTACTAACACTATTAAAAGCCCACAACATGCTTTTTTTAAAAAGCCTATTGTGCAATTGGTAGTAAAGCCTAACCTTAAATAACCAACCAAGTTAAACGGGGGCGTTATGCCTTAGGTAGTAAAGCTACCAACTAAACCGGCTACTTAAAACTAGCCGGTTTTTTTATGCCTGTTACTTTTAAAGGGGCCACGTGTACCACTTTGGTTAGGTACCTAGCGCACGTTGCTAATGGTGCCACGTGTAACACTTTGCCCCCACCCCCCCTGAGACCAAAATAAGGGTACCCGTAGGGGTGGCCTTATACTGTTTGACACGGTTCGTGGGAGGTGTAAAAATTATTTATATGAGTACCCCCCTAAACACTGAAAACGGCCCTAGGTTCATTGCTGTGTGAAAAATTTCGATATATGATTTTTATATGGAAGAAAAAGATATTGAGAGAGTCCCTGAGGAGCGGTTGAAGAGCTATGCCCAGTTGCTCGAGCGAGCGCAGCAGTTGGAGCAAGCGGAGCAGGCGCGATTGGGATTTATGGAGTTTGTGCAGTTGGCGTGGCCTGAGTTTATAAATGGACGCCACCACAAGATAATGGCAGATAAGTTTAATAAGTTAGCGGACGGAAAGATTAAGCGCCTGATAGTTAATATGCCGCCACGACACACTAAGAGTGAGTTTGCGTCTTTTTTGCTACCGGCATGGATGATGGGTAATAAGCCGCATTTAAAGATAATGCAGACAACGCACACGGCGGAGTTGGCTTTTAGGTTTGGCCGAAAGGTGCGTAACTTAATGAATTCGGAGGAGTACAAGCGTATATTCCCCAAGGTAAGTTTGCGAGCAGACAGCCAAGCGGCTGGACGTTGGGAGACCAGTGGTGGTGGCGAGTATTTTGCGGCAGGGGTAGGTGGTGCGGTTACGGGGCGGGGTGCGGATTTGTTGATAATCGACGACCCCCACAGCGAGCAGGATGCCCTAAGCCCAACGGCGCTAGAAAATGCCTACGAATGGTATACCAGTGGCCCCCGCCAACGGCTCCAACCCGGAGGCAGCATAGTAATTGTAATGACGCGCTGGGCAGATAACGACCTAACCGGCAAGTTGGTAAAGCAACAGGCCAGAGATATCCTTGCCGACAAATGGGACATCGTAGAATTTCCAGCCCTAATGCCCGACGACAAACCGCTCTGGCCCGAATTTTGGAAGAAGGAAGATTTAATAAGCGTAAAGGGTAGCTTGAGCGTAATCAAGTGGGAAGCCCAGTGGCAACAAAACCCCACCAGCGAACTAAGCGCAATACTAAAACGCGACTGGTGGAAAAAATGGGAAAAGAAGGATATCCCATCCTGTGTGTACTTAATGCAAAGTTACGACACCGCATTTAGCAGAAAGGAATCCAGCGACTACAGCGCGATAACCACATGGGGCGTTTTCTACCCAGAGGAAGATGGCCCCCCCAATATCATGTTATGCGACGCACGGCGGGGCAGGTGGGATTTTCCAGAACTACGCCGCATTGCCTTTGAAGAGTACAAATACTGGGATCCCGAAATGGTATTAATCGAAGCCAAGGCCAGCGGAATGCCACTAATACAAGAACTACGCAGCATGGGCATACCTGTAAGCGAATACAGCCCAAGCCGAGGAAACGACAAGATGTCACGGGTTAATTCAATTGCTCCATTATTTGAAACTGGGTTAGTATGGGCACCGGACACACGCTGGGCCGAAGAAGTAATAGAAGAATGTGGTGCTTTTCCAGCTGGAGAGTACGATGATTACGTGGACACTGTTACTCAAGCATTGCGCCGCTTTAGAGAAGGCGGTTTTATCACCCACCCCGAAGATTACGAAGAAGACTTTCAGGTTCCTAAGCAGAGAGTATATTACTAATGGCAGAAACCCCACGCCCAAGTAACGTAGAAAAAGCGTTAATCGAAGCTCCCCTAGGTGGATTAACAGAAGAGGAACAAGGCTTTGCCAATGCCGAAGATGAAATGCGTACCAAGAGTGTGGATGTTGTTGTCCAGCGTAATGACGATGGTACGGAAACCGTACTCGAAGGCGAGCGTGAAACAGAGGAGGTTTTTGAAGTAGGGACAGAGCCGAATGAATTTTTCGACAATCTCGTTGATTCATTAAGTGATAAGACATTAAGCACAGTAAAGTCCTATGTGATGTCTTCTGTCCAAGAAGATAAAAGTAGCCGTGATGAATGGTCGCAAGCCTATACCAAGGGACTCAAACTATTAGGGCTAAGGTACCAAAACCGTACTCAGCCATTCGCCGGAGCAACCGGCGTAACGCACCCCGTACTAAACGAGGCCGTAACCCAGTTTCAAGCCCAAGCCTATAAAGAACTCTTACCAAGTACCGGCCCAGTAAAAGCACAGATTATAGGACTCTCCACCCCAGAAGTAGAAAAACAGGCACAGCGGGTGCAGGAATACATGAATTATCAAATCATGTATGGGATGGAAGAGTATGAATCAGAATTCGACCAGATGCTCTATTTTATAGGGCTGGCGGGGTCAGCTTTTAAGAAAGTCTACTTTGATGATGTAGCTGCCAAACCAGTAAGCAAATTTGTTCCAGCCGAATCTGTCCTTGTACCCTACACAGCCACTGACCTAAGAACAGCAGAACGCATAACTCATGTTGTAAAAATGTCCAAAAACGAGCTGCGTAAGATGCAGCTTGGCGGTATTTATGCAGATGTAAAAATAACAGATGGCGGTTCTACTGAGTACAGTGCAATACAGGAAGAATATGACAGGTTAGAAGGTATAGAGCGCACCTCTACAGATGAGGAAGTTACCATATACGAGTGCCATTGCTACTTGGATTTGGAGGAATTTCCAGATACTGACCCTTCAGGTGAAAACACTGAGGTTAAATTACCCTATGTAGTAACGGTCTGTGACGATATGAATGTGGTTTTGCGTATAAGCCGTAATTATCGCCAAGATGACCCGATGAAAGAGGCTATTGGTTCTTTTGTCCAATACAAGTTTACTCCCGGATTGGGCTTTTATGGCTTTGGATTGGTGCATTTACTGGGCAATTTGAGTCGCACGGCTACCAGTACACTGCGCCAACTGGTAGATGCCGGTACATTAGCGAACATGCCAGCAGGGTTTAAGGCCAAAGGGGTGCGGATGGCCGACCAAGGTAATCCGCTGAATCCCGGGGAGTGGCGGGACATTGTTATTCCCGGAGGTGATTTGCGAGCGGGGCTTGTACCGCTGCCATATAAGGAGCCAAGCCAGACTCTATTTCAGTTAATGGGGTTTGTAGTGGAAGCGGCCCAACGCTTTATAGGCACAACGGACATCGGTGTTGGTGATAGTAATCAAGAGATGCCCGTGGGTACAACTATTGCTCTTCTTGAGAGAGGATCCAGAATTGTTTCGGCAGTACATAAGCGTATGTACGCCAGTATGAAAATAGAACTTAAGATGTTGGGACAGTTATTTGCAGAAGACCCAAGCCCTTACCCCTATGAAGTAGGAGTAGATGCCCAGATTAAAGCAAGTGACTTTGACAGCCGCATTGATATCCTCCCAGTAAGTGACCCCAATATTTTTAGCATGTCTCAACGGGTGGTATTGGCACAAGAACAGTTAAAGCTCGCAACAGCCGACCCAGAAATGCACAATATGTATGAAGCCTATACCCGTGTGTATGAGGCATTAGGGGTACAGAACATAGATGAAATCTTAAAAGCGCAGCCGGTGCCTGAACCAACAGACCCCGCCACGGAAAACCAAGAAGCCAGCAATGCTGCCAAGGGCCAAGGAGAACTCAAGGCTTTTCCTGAGCAAGATCATCAAGCCCATATCAAAGTACACATGGGGTATATGGAGAGTGGGATAGCCCAACAGCAAACTCCGGTGTTATTGACATTAGAAAAGCACATTGATGAACTGTTGGGCCTACAGGATCAGGTGAAGGCATACCAACAATATCATCAGAAGGTTGGCCAAGACCTTGCACAAATGGCAGATTTAGTAGCTCAAATACAGGCACAGCTTATAGAACAGCATCA